AATTGTTCGTCGATGTTTTTACCGTTAATTAATACAGTTCCATATACTTTTTCATCATTTTCAAGAACGTCTCCTATAACAATATCTTTAATGTATTTTATTTTACCATCTTTAAGTTTAATTAGTGTATCTTCTTTAAATCCATAATCTAATTTGTTATGAATTTCATTTAAACTATTAATATTGACAATTTTATTAAGCATAATTTCATTTATGTCGTTTTCATATATTTCGTCCCAATCGGTAAATTTATATTTTCCAACCTCAATAATTTTATTTGTAGTATTTAAACAATACAAATATGGTTCTCTATAATCTTCATATTTTATAGCATCAGGGTGTTCCGATACAGCAATCCATTTATCTAAGTATTTAACAATATGAGAATTTGATACCATTATGTCATTTAAAAGATAAACATCAGAACCACTTGTTTCCACTTTAAAACAAGCGGTAACTTCATTTTTATTCATTAATATATCACCAACATTTATTTCAGATATTTTTTTAATATAACCATCATTTAATTCAATTTGAGTATTTTTATCAAAACATTTTACTTTTGGCATTTTTAAATTGGTTTTTACGTGTAATACATCAGTCATAAATGCTAATATTATAGCCATAGGAATAGAAATCGCCACAAAAATTACTGTATTTGCTGCGGCAGCACCCCAAGTAAATGGAACAACCCATAATGATGCGATTAAAACAGATAATGTTATTAAAATGGTAATAATAAATTGTGCTATTGCCCCCATTAAAGATTTAAGTGTATAATATGAACCTAATAATGTAAACGTTCCTGCTGTCATAGTGCCTTGAATTTTACTTATCAAATCTTTTATACTAATAATAATTTGTTGTAGTGGTATTGAAAAGTTAATTATTCTTCCCATTATTTCTTCAGTAACTTCTTGAAATGATGTTCTAATTTTATCAAACATCCCTCTTATAGATTGAACATCATCTTTCATTTTGTTGGCCATACTATTTAATAAATTGGTAACAAATGTTAAAGGTGATAATGCCACCCCTGCTCCATTTGATAAAATATTTTGTGTACAATAATTAAAATTTTGACTTGTATATTCACTTGAAGTCATTCCGTCTGGACGGGTAATTAATCCAGCAAATGGCATAATATTTGGTTTGCATCGTTGATTCGGCCAATCATCAATAATAGGTTGTGCGTTTATCATTACAAAACAATAAGAAACTATCAAAAAAAGCATAATTGTTATAATAATAAATATTATTAGAGAACCTCCATATTGGTCGAAATAATTTAAATTTTCATACATTTTTGTTATATTTTTAAATCCCTCATTGTCCATCTATAGTATAGTTTTATAAAATACATTTTATATTATCCCAAAATACAACAATTAAATGTGTAATATAATTAAATGTGTGGCATTTTAATAAAATGGTCCTCCCAATCCCAAAATAGTTCGTTACCTATTTGTATCTTATGGTCGCTTGTAATCAAACAACTAAACCAATCAATTTCTATTTTACTGTTAATCGCGTTTGAGTAGTTTTCAACCTTAATCAATCTTTGCGTCTTTTTATCAAATACTAAATGTTTCCCTGTAACAAATATATCAGTCCCACCTACACCCTCGTTTGGTATTCTGTATAATGACACAGGCTCTCTCTTATTGTCAATCATCATCACTGCCTCAACAATAGAACCATTTTCTAAAATATCACCTAAATTAATATCTTTCATTTGTTTAACTGTGCCGTCTTGTAATTTAACCTTTGTGTTTGGATAAAAGCATTTCCCTAGGGCTTTTACCATTTGTCCTGGAGGACCATTCCATGTACTATTCATTGTTTTTACACTTCCATCCATTACATACATAAGACTAACCATAATGCCGATTGTCTTACCAATTAAATCTTTAATGCTAATAGTAATCTTTTGAAATTCAATAATTAAATTTAAAAACACACCAAATATTGATTGGATAATGTTAGAAAATTGTGTGCGTATTTTGTTAAACATTCCTCTTACAGATTGAATATCATTAATAACCCCACCCATCATACTTCCAATTGAATTTGTAATAAATGTTAATGGTTGTAATAAATGTCCCATAAATCCCGATTGCATTGTTTGAATGCAATATGTAAAATTTTCTTCCATGTTGTCTGCTAAAGGCATATACATTGGATTACAACGATACAAAGGCCAATTTGCTTTAATTTCGGAAACTTGACTATAATAAAACACACCAGCAATATATATTGCGAATGCTATATTTACATAAAAAAAATTTACCCAATTTTTTCCAGTTGGCATAACTTATATTATTATAATATTATATCTTTATATATAATATTATTGAAAATGACAAATGTATTGTTTATGGTGTAGAAACGATTGTTTAATGTTTGCGACTTTTATTGCGTTTATGACTTTTTCTGTGTTTGCGACTTTTTCTGCGTCTATACATTGAGTTATTTTGTAGTTTGCGTTTGTTTTTCTTTGTCCTTTTTTTGCCACCATTAAGACAAGGCCAATGCCAATCCGGATTTCCACCCGCTTGTAGATTATCAAGTTTTGAGTTTGCTGCCATTTGAGTAGATGTCCGCGCGTTTGTTGCCATTTGATCATTTGGGTTGGTGCCAGGTCCGCCTTGTGGTGTATAAGGCATATTGGTAAATTGCGGAGCATTTATTTTTCCTCCTCTGTATGATTTTTTTTTTCTACGTTTTCCTCCCGCCAATGCTCTGTTCGCGTTCGCTTGATGTTGAGAACCGGAGTTCATATTTTGCATTGCTGCTTCGCGTGGAGTTCCGGCACCTGGTGGATATGCCATTTGAGTTGGTTTCATAAGACCTGGAACAGAATTGTTTTCACCCATTTAATATACAATAACATTTAATAATTTTATTAGTTTATTATTTAAAAAAAAGATACTTAATATACTTAATGGACGACAAACAAAGGCTACAACTTCAAAATATGATCAAGGCAAACAATGTTGAAGACCAAACAGAATTAATACGCAATTTAAAACACAGTCAAATTTTACGCAATGAAGTAAATAATATGATTTTGATTAAATCTAAATATAGAGGGAATGATGAAAAAATTTACAATGAATGTGTAAATGAATGTAATTTTTTATTCACATATTACAGTGACATATTCAATAAAATTAGAAAGGATGAAATAGAGTTTGGTATATTAAATAAATTTTTGGATGTATTAAGAAAGATTGAAGATGGAGAACTGGACCAACACGAAGGTTCCTTTATGGTTGGTTCAATTTTGAAAGAATTATACGTTGATAGTGCCTTAAAGAAGGCTGATAAACTTAATGAAAAAAATGAAAAAACTCAAGAACCAAAAAAAGCGGAAGTAAATATTAGTTGGAAACAATTCAAGAACCTCAAGTAAAATAACATAAATATATCTTTTTATAAAATATATTTATGCCAAAAAAATATTCAACCACTACAACATTATTAATAGTAGAATCGCCCGCAAAATGTAAAAAAATAGAAGAATATCTAGGTCCAGGTTATAAATGTTTAGCTTCATATGGTCATTTACGCACTATATTATCATTAAAGGACATTGATATTGCGAATAATTTTAACCCAACATATACAATAATAGATAATTCTATTAAAAAAAAACAAATTGAAGTATTAAGAAAGCAAATAAAAAGTGCGGATGAAGTTATAATTGCGAGTGATTCAGATCGAGAAGGTGAAATGATAGGTTTTTCAATAATAGAACTCTTTAAGTTGCCGATTAATACAAAACGAATAGTATTTAATGAAATTACCGAAACTGCTCTAAGAAATGCTATGAGAGAACCAACGACTATAAATATGGATATTGTTCACGCTCAACAAGCGAGACAAATATTGGATATACTAGTAGGTTTTAATGTTTCACCGATGCTTTGGAAATTTATCACAAGACCTAAAGGAAATGAATTTGCACTAAGTGCTGGTAGATGTCAAACTCCCGCTTTACGTTTAATTTATGACAATGATGAAGACATAAAAAATGCCACAGAGAGAAAGATTTATAACACAACCGGATACTTTACAAATTCAAACATTGCTTTTGAATTAAGACCTCAAGGCAAACATGAAACAGAAAACGAGATAACCGATTATTTGGACGGGTGTTGTGATTTCTCTCATATTTATAATTGTTCATCTCCAGTTAAAGTATATAAATCACCTCCAGAACCTCTTACCACCTCAAGAATTCAACAAGTTGCTAGTAATGAGTTGCATTATGCACCAAAAGAAACTATGAGAATTTGTCAACTGCTATATGAAGGTGGATTTATAACATATATGAGAACCGATTCGAAAACATATAGTGCCGAGTTTTTGAATACAGTTAAGAAACATATTGTGAGCACTTATGCTAATGGAGAAAAATATATTAGCGATGATGTTGAGATCATAACAAGTTGCGCAAAAAATAATAATGATAAAATAACTGAAAAGAAAGGACTAAAACAAAAAAATATTGTTTGTCAAGAAGCTCACGAAGCTATTAGACCCACTAATATTTCTCTCTGTGATCTTCCAGAAAGTATGAATAGTAAGGAAAGAAGACTGTATAAAATAATTTGGAGAACAACATTGGAGAGTTGTATGACATCCGCTTCATTTTATTCAGTGACAGCTAACATTTCTTCATTTCAAGATATGAAGTTTGTTTATACAAGTGAATTAATTGACTTTCCAGGATGGAAAATTGTAGAGAAAAAATATTCAACTGAAAATAAAGAATTTCAATATCTTCAAAAAATAAAACAAAATTCAATTATTCCTTACAAGAAAATAAGCTCAATTGTTTCAATTAAAGGAACAAAACAACACTATACCGAATCGAGATTGGTTCAACTTCTTGAACAAAAGGGCATTGGCAGACCTTCAACTTTTTCTTCTCTCGTTGATAAAATTCAAGAAAGAGGATATGTTAAAAAGGAAGACATAAAAGGAAAGACAATCTCGTGTAAAGATTACGAATTGGATAATGATGAAATTTATGAAATTGAAACAAATAGAGAATTTGGAAATGAAAAAAGCAAATTAGTTCTTCAACCATTGGGAAGAGTCGTTATGGAATTTTTAGAAAAGCATTTTGACGATTTATTTAATTATAATTATACAAGTCTAATGGAAGATGCGTTAGATAAAATTGCTAAAGGACAATATGAATGGCACGAATTATGTAATAAATGCAATAATGAAATAGATACTTGTGTTGATAGTTTAAAAAATGAAACTAAAATAGAAATGAAAATAGATGGTAACAATACTTATATAATAGGCAAATATGGTCCAGTTATTAAATCCATTGAAAAAATAGATGGAAAAGAAGAAATAAAATTTAAACCTATTAAAAAAAACATTGATATAAAATTTTTAGAAAAAGGTTGTTTCACAACGGAAGATATAATCGATACAAATAAGACAAGCAAATCTCAATATATTTTAGGTCAACACAACGGAAAAGATGTTATTCTAAGAAAGGGTAAATTTGGGTTATATATATCCTGGGGAGAGAATTCTAAGAATTTGAAAGAGTTTGGTAATAGACCCATTGAAAATATTACATTTGACGAAGTAAGAAAATACTTAGACGAAGGTAGTAATATGATTAGAGAAATATCTTTTACAACATCTATTAGAAAAGGACCAAAGGGTGATTATATTTTTTACAAAACATCAAAAATGAGAAAACCAGAATTTAAGGATATTAAATCATTTGCATCAGAAACAAAGGAAGATTATAAAATATGTGATATAACTATTTTAAAATCTTGGTTGGCTGATAAATATAATATATAACCTTTTTCATTTACAACTTACCATTTCAACGTTTTTACTGAACTTCTTAAAATTTGTGGGAGTTGTAATGTAAATTCAATAACAAATGAATAATTAAAATTGCCAAAATTTACCAATTCTCCATTATGATATCTAATTTTAATGTGAAATTTTCTCAGTCTCTCTGCTGGTGGATAATAAAACTTATATGGTAACGAGTTACTATCAAACCACTGTGACATTGGAGTTGTTGGGATAGCAATTTTAGCAAAAGATGAATTAACTACACCGTTGGTTGAGTTGGTTTTTGAGGTATATTCACTTAAATTATATGGCGATGTTTCATCTATACAATTTTGACCAGCTATTTCCATATACATATAAGCCTTCCCCATTAAATTTATTTTGTAAGTGGCTTCAACCCATTGAACTTGTGAGTTAGTTAATGACGGATTTGGTAGCAACCAGTATCCGTCATCACCAGGGAAAACGTAACCATAATAAAACCTTGGAACATTTTTCCCATTGTATTTTGCTAAATTAGGGGAATTTTCAAAAGTAAGGTCATTTGAAGAAGCGGTATTAATTCTAGGCAATCCTAAACCTCCAGGCAATCCCCATTCTGAAAAATCAGGAAGAAGAGATGGATTAGTACAATTTAAGGACGTGTTTTCTTGAAGGTCCCTGGTTTCGTTTGTTAAGATAAATCCGTCACATATATTTCCAAACCATATTTTCTGTGAAACATTGTCATAAACAATGACAAAATTAGAATAACCACCAATTGAATTCAAATCATTTAATGCTATAATGTATTCACCTCGTTCAAGTTCTGTTTTTGTTGTGTCAGTTGAAGATGTTGTAAAATAATCTATTAGTTTATTATTAATAACAGAGTTAAATTTATTTGTTAATTCTGTAGCCATCTGTTGTGGGTTGTAAAAACCATCTTGTATTCTAACTTCAAGATTTTGAGTTTGATTGTAAAATAAATATTCAAATATTTTTTGATATAAAATATCTCCAACTCCGTTTATATTTGGGTTATAAGGATTATTAATTTGAAATGTCATAACTGTATTATTATTATTAATTGAAAATGTATTATAATTCGAAGGAAATGTCCAGTCAACCAGTCTAAGAGACGCAACATTCAATAAATCTTCGGGTAATTCAATCTCAAACTCTGACGATCCAGGATATTTTGTAATGTTTCTATCTTCAGAATGAATAGAAACATATTTTTTATAATGTATATATTCTTGTGCACTTGGTATTAATGGATGTGATGTGTTTGTATTAAATATATTGGAATTAAACTGATTATAAGGTTCATTGTCAGGTTTAAATGTATTTCGTGAGCTCATTATAATATACAAAGTGATTTTTTTTTATATTAATATTTTGTTTAATAAATTAAAAACAATATATTATATATTATATTATATTATGTCTTTATCAAGTTCGGTAGCAAATTATGGTGGAAAACAGCCGTCCAATACTCAAAATATTAAACAATTTGTGGTATCTAGTACAACTAGTCAAAGTGATTGGATATTTTCAAAAAAATCAGGCACTAAGAGTATAACTCCTGTTACTAATAAGGTGCCTGTTGTAATAGACAATGATTTATACGTAACCGGAAATATTTTTAATCCATCAGACATAAATTATAAGGAAAACATAGAACAGTTAAAAATTTCTAAAATAATTAATTTAGAACCAGTTAAATATAATTTGAAAACAGATTATAAAAAGAAAACGCATTATGGTTTTATAGCTCAAGATGTTGAAAAATTCTATCCAGAATTAGTAAATACAAATAATTTAGGATATAAATCGGTTGATTATATTCAAATGATACCACTGCTTTTGTTGAAAATCAAAAATATGCAAACAGAAATAGATGAATTAAGAGGACAGATAGGTTCAATATAAGGAGCATATAAATTAATATTATTACATTAATATATATGAAAGATTGGTATTCAAGTTTATATAAAGGATTTTTAATTTCATCAATTATATCATTTGTGATTGGAATATTTTCTGAAGGGAAGGTTTCATTAGGTTCATATATAACTGGTTACTCAGTTTTAATTTTAGGCATAATGTTGATATTATTGATTTTATTTAATAACATAATTAAAACAACAGAGGGACAACCGTCGCTTCAAATTTTATACACAATTTTGTTAACAGCCGGTCCATTAATATTAATGCTTTTTATAATAGGATTTTTGTTATATTTGATGATAAAATATAAATCAATTATTTTAGACAACCACGTTTCGGGTGGTTACAATTCATTTAGTAATATAAATGTAATACTTATTCTTCTTCAATTGTACATTGTTTATACAAATATTAATACAGATAGTTTTGAAAAAACTGGTAAAATATCAAAAGTTACATCTAGTGTTATTTATTTATTAAGTATTTTAACTGGAATATCATCAATAATTATATATACAATACTAAAATATTTTACGACGGATGGTTTTACAATTAATTCGTTTTAATAAACTTGTAGGTCAGTCCGTAATTGTATTGTGTTTCCCAAATGCCGGATATTTTAAGTATAAATGTATAAATAATATTATCACCAACATCAGTAAATATTTTTAGATTACCGTTTTTTAATTGTTCGCTAATTTTAAATTGTGGCATTTTATCTGTAATTTCACATTTTTTTAAAAGTTCTTCTTCGATTATTTTAATTTTGTCAATAATTTCTGCACTTTTTAATACATCAAAATTGCATTTGTATTTTGCGTAATATTTTTCACAAAATACGTCATTTAACGGTAAGAGTAAATAAATTCCGTTCAACGTAAAATTATGCGTTGAATAAATTATTCTAATAAAATTGCCGTCATTCATAACATTATTTTTTATAGGTTCACTAAAAAAACAACATTTATTATCATATTGGTTAATTGTTTTTACGATATTCATTATAAATATATTATAAATATATTATATGTCATTATGTTTTTAAGTTTTATAGTTAGACGATTAAATAATTATATATGAATATTTTGAATATTTATTAGGTTTAAAATTTAAATAAATACTATGAGTTATAAATAACAATGAAATTTTTTGAGACACATTTTGAAGAATATATAACGGAATCTAATAGAGAGAATTTACATCCAAAATTAAATAAAATATATCAAAAATTTCCTAAAAAAATAATGGAATTAAAAAATTTAATTTTTTATGGTCCGTGTGGAACTGGTAAATATACACAGATGTTAAAATCAATTAAAAGATATAGTCCTTCTGAATTAAAGTATGAAAAAAAAATTAGTTTGACATACAATAAGAATCAATATTTTTTTAAAATAAGCGACATTCATTATGAAGTTGATATGTCTCTCTTAGGTTGTAATTCGAAACTATTATGGCACGACATTTATCAACAAATTATAGATATTATATCAGCAAAAACAGATAAGTCTGGCATAATCGTTTGTAAAAATTTTCAAGATATACATAGTGAGTTGTTAGATAATTTTTATAGTTACATGCAAAAAAATTCTTCACCTACCATTGATTTAAAATTTATAATCATAACAGAGGAAATTAGTTTTTTTCCTGACAATATTCTAAATTGCTGCGAAATAATCAATGTAAGCAGACCGACCAAAAACGCATACGTTAAATGTGTTAAAGCAAAGTTTCCATCAAAAATAAAACTAGAAAATATTACAAATATAAAAATGCTTCATTTCAATAATGAAGAGCTTATGTTACAATATAAAATTATCTGCAATAAAATAATAAATAACATAATAAATATAAACGATTTGATTTTTTTGAAATTTAGAGACACCCTTTATGATATATTCATATATAACCTTGATATAAGTGATTGTATTTGGTATATTCTCTCTACGCTCATTCAAAAGGATTTAATTAAGCGTGATAAAATGTCAAAAATCTTAATTAACACATACACATTCTTTCAATATTACAATAATAACTATAGACCAATATATCACGTAGAAAAATATTTTTTGTATTTAGCTAAGATTATTCATAACATGTAGCGTTATCTGCGCATCCCAAAATGTTTGCTTTTGTGAACTATTTCAATATTATTCACTCTGTAAATATTAAAATAAAAATTTAACATTTAAAGTTATAATTCATATTTAGGTATGAATTATAAAGATGCTTTTAATATACTAGAAATAGATTTTGTAAATGAAAAATACCAAGATATAACATTAGATTACTTGAAAAAACAATATAGAAAATTAGCATTAAAGAACCATCCAGATAAAAATGGAAATACATATGAATCAAACGAAAAATTCAAGAGGATAAATGAAGCATATCACTATTTAAAAAAGGAGATGAAACATTTAGATTTTGAAGAAGATGTTTCTAATTCATCTTCTCTCTATTATGACATTTTAAATGGATTTATAAAGACCGTATTTGAAGGAAACAGTGACGAATTATTAACAAAAGCAGTAAATGATATAATGTCATCTGGAAAACGCATTTCTGTCAAAATGTTTGATAATTTAGATAAGGATTCCGCATTCAATATTTATACATTTCTCTCTAACAATCGTTCAATTCTTCATTTAAGCAATGACATTTTGAATACGATTAGAGAGATAGTAGTAAAAAAGTATGATAATGTCGAAGTATATAAATTAAATCCTACCATAAATGATTTGGTGAACAATAATTTATATAAATTATATATAAACGAACAGTTATTTTTAGTGCCATTGTGGCACAATGAGTCTTATTTTGACATTTCCGGATGCGAAATAATTGTAATATGTGATCCTGAATTAGAAAAAGGTGTAACTATTGACGACGACAACAACATTTGCATAGAAACAACAATAGAAGGGAAGAATATATCTGAATTGATAGAAAACAACGCTTCAATAACAATTCAATTGGGCAATAAAAGTATAAGTATTCCAATCTCAAACATTTATATGAAAAAGGAACAAATTTATAGAATAAAAAGTGAAGGTTTGCCAAAAGATAACAGTAATATGTATGATGTATATGAGAAAACTGATTTAATTGTCAATATAAACATTATCTAAATGGCAAAGGAAGCTATAAGTGAATTTACATCAGATACGTGAATAACCTTATCGAGTTCTCTCAAATATCCGATTCTTGTATAAGCCTTAATTAGTTCTTCCATTTGTAATAACAGATTTTTGTGATTATTTATGCTTGCCATTTCAAATGAATTGCACGGTCCTCCATAATCTATCATTCTCTGTTTTTCAATCTCTCTAACTTCATTAATTTTTTCTAATGTAATTTCTTGGTCAGGTCTCATTTTAATTTGTCCTCCTAAATAGAATTGTCCTTCACTATAAGGTTGAATAGTGTCATTTAAATATATCTTTAATACATTCTTATTTTTTGTGTTAAATATTGATTCCTCAATATAATTTTCTGGAACAAAATTTAATAAATTGTTTAAACTTGGCATTAGCATTTCTGTGATTTGTTTAAACAAATAAAAAACATTTTAAATCATTTTTTATTTACTT